CTGCAATTCATCTAATTGGCTAACTTGATCTTTTACTTTATGGATCTTATTTAAAACTTGTTTTTCGCTAACTTTTTTCTTTGCTGCTTTTTTAGGTGCTGCCTTCTTTACAACTTTTTTAGCCGCCTTTTTAGGTGCTGCCTTCTTTGCTGCCTTCTTTTTAGGGGCCGCGCCTACTTTTTTACCGTAAACGTGCGCAAACGCTTCTTTTAAAGAAACGCCAGTTTTTTGTCTGTATGCAATAGCTTTTTTAAATTTTGCTTTTGCTGCTGTTTGTGCTGCGGTCATTATTTTTTCATTTTTGAAAGTGCGAAAATACCAGCGCCAAGAATTCCAAGTGTAACTAGAATATTCATTCCAGCTTTTTGCGTTTCTGGCGCGTTTTCTTTATAATTTATTTGATCATTAGTAAAATAGGCCTTATCTGCAATTTGTTGTAAATCAGGCCTAGTCGATAAAAATCTTTGCCTATATCCGTCTAAATATTGATTAAAATATTCTTTATCCGCTGGCGCTAACTTAGTGTAGTCGTTGGCGTAATTTTCACGATACCAAAGTAACATCTCTTTTACATCCACATCTGCGGCCTTAAAATTTTGCTTACTAACTGCAATTACATTGGCTAATCTATCCCTAGCGTCTTGATTTGCTATAATAGGTTTAATTGCGTTTATTTTGTCCCTAGCTTCACCAGCTGGCCTTTGCGAAATATTCCTAATAAAACTAATTATACCAGGTAGGGCAGATATTGCCGTCGTTACCAGTAACGAAATAGGCTTTGCTGCTGCTACTGCTACTATTGGCACTACTCCTATATTTCTGTTGCTATAATATCTTTTATTATTCATACCGCATTTATGGCAAATGTAAGGATTTGCGCCACCTTTGGATAAACTCCAACTCCACCCGCAACCCCTACATTTTATTTTCATTATCTCTTTTTTCTAAAAATTAAAAACGCTGCAACAGCGGCCCCGCCGATTAACAACAAAGTGTTTGTGCTTATTCCAGCGGGTTGCTGTGGTTGTTGATCACGACGCATACTTGGTAAGCCTTGATCAAATTGTTGAAATTGAGGTTGACTACTTCCTGGACGTGATGCTGTTATAATTCCTGGCGCCGCGGTTACTAAACTGTTAAATGCTGCGCCAAAATCAAATGCGCCTAAATTTGGGTTTTCCATTCCCGACATACTCGGTAAATTTTGTAATGCCATTGTTACTTTGTTTATTGCTACTTTATATTGTAATTCCTTGCTTGATCCTGGTGTAATTACGCCAGCTTGTAAAAGTTTATCGCGATCATTAACTAGCTTGTCGCGGTATTTAGCCATTTCAGCTCTTTTATCGTCTGTCGAATAATTTACGCCGCTTAGTGCAATTAGTGCCATTTTTATTTTTTTATCTTTATAAAATGTAGGTGTACGCTTTTCGTTAAATCTAGGTAATACCGGATCAATCCAAATTTCTTTTTTTGTTCCTGGGTACATAACAGCAAAAACGTGTTGTGGCTCCCTGGTAATATTTTTATAGCCCGCAAATCTAAACGCTAGGGGTACTTGTAAAATACCTTTTCGGTTTAAACTATCTAACACTCCATTAGCAAATAAAGCATAACTTTTGCAGTCCGCTGGCATTGCCACAATCGCGCTAGGGCTTCTTAGTGTTTGATTTTTGTTGCTCTCTATGTAATAAGGTACGCTAGATTTTAAAAAATTAAAAATGTTGCGCGCCGTTTCAAGTTCACTATCACCAACAAAAAGATCACTTATTTTATCATACTCGCTAAAATATTGGTTATGTGTTTCCAATATTCCGTCTATTATATCTGTTACCGTTTGATCTGCACTAACTACCTTCCTATAATTGTTAAAAGGTGATAGCTTTTGCAATACTACCTTCTTACTAATCATTAAACTTATATTTAATATCGTAAGGTAATAAAACGCCATCAACAGCCGCCGTTCCAGTTAGCTGAAAATTGGCCGATTTTGTTTTAATAACCTCTCTTACTGCTATTATTGCACCTTCTAGCGTTGTTACTGCTACAAGCGGCAACACGACTTGGCTATTCGCCCTAATATTAGTTTTTTGATTATAGTAAACATCTGCTATTTTTTGCCCGTTATCTAAAAACAACTCCGCGTTAATATTTGAAATTGTTGTGCTTATTCCACTAGGGTTATTGACTGTAACGTCAATTTTGATTTGTGGATCTAAAAATGATCCACCCAGGCCAATTCTAGATACAAAAAAAGTTACTTCATTTGAGAAGCGGTACTTGCTGTAAATCCAGTAAACTGCTGCTGCGCCCAATAGAGCTGCTAGCCATTTTTTTGATGCCATACTGCTACAAAGTTACGAAAAATTGTTCGATTTTAAAACAAAAAAACTTTTTTTTAAAAATAGTGTGTGTTGGTTAAACTTTTAGTTTAAAATTTATTATCTTTGCGTACGCTTGAGCTAGCAAAGATAAAAATTAAACCACCTATTTTAAACCACTTAAACTGGTTTAAATTATTTTCTTTTCACCTTTAATTTAACCTACTTTTTAAGCGATACATACCAGGCAAAAAAAAACCAGCGCTAGGCTGGCTTTTTGGCGGCGTGCTGGGTTGCTGCTAATTTTTTAATTGTTCAACCAGACGCGGCAATAAAATCGTTTCGTTTTTTTCTCGTATAAATTTACATAATGTCCGCCAACTTTGCGGGCAAATTCAATAAAGTTTTCAACTCGGTTTATATTCCGATATTTTTTTGGTGTTATTTCTTTGTGATCCTCAAAAAAAATTATTGCTGTGTAGTATTCCATTTTTATTTATATTTGCATTGAAAGGAAAATAAAGCGGTTAATTAGGGTTAACTGTTTTGTCCAGGCGGTCAAATTTTTGGCCGCTTTTTTTTGCAATTAACTTTAAAAATTCTATATCCTCGGGCTGTAATAATACGCCGTTGTATTCTATGCGCCAATTAGCGCCCTTCTTTACTAATTTAAAATGTTTTTGCATTAACATATAAGCTATAAAGCGTTTAGTATCTTTTTTCATATAAGTTTGCTTCGTTTTTGTAAATATATTTTTTATCAATCCAAATTTTGCATAATTGCTTGGCCCAGTTAGTACCTTTTGCGTGTTGCTCTTGGATCTCGGCAATTAGTTCTTTGTAATTTATAGGGGTATAAATAACCTGGTTTATTATATTTTTGTGATCTAGTTCAGTAAATTGTTTTGGGTGCTTTATTTCAGCTTTTTTGCTTTCACCTTCAATAAGTATTTTTTGCCAGTTGCCGCCAATATTCATTAATACCACTGGCTCAAAATCTTCACTAGATCTTAAAAACCTAGGCTGTAATGTAAAAGTTTTTTTATCCTTATCCTTAATTATTTCTAAAGTGCTAGAGGCCCACCTATCACAATTTGATCCTAGGTGGCCTAGTGTTTGTGCGCCTAGGCCTTTACCCTGGTGAAGCACGCCCACAAATAAACAGTTGTAAATTTTAGTTAGTTTTTTAAACCAGTTGACTAGCTTGCGGCTTTCAATTTCGCTGTTATAATCAAAAATAAGATCCAATAGCCCGTCTATTATTACAATCGGGCAATCTTTGTTGTTTTCTAAATAATTAACAATTAAGGCCCTTATTTCAGCGGGGCCGTCCTCGCGCACAGTAAAACAATCAGCCCAGGTGGGCAAATCAGTTCTATTACTAAAATGCTTTATTTTATTAACTTGTCTGTAAAAATCAAAATCGCTGCTTTCAGTGTCAAAATAGGCTAATTTTCGGCGTCCTTCTGGGAAGTGTACCTTCATTCCAAAAACCTCACCTGGTTGAAATGCTGAAGCTATTACAGCGGCTAGAAAGGTACTTTTGCCCGCCTTAGGCAATCCACTAAAGACAATAAAATTTTGGATAGTTCCAATGGGTTTATCGTCAATAGTGAATATTACCTGGCTTGGGGGGGGTATGAAATTGGGCTTGTATTTTCTCTCGGCTAGTTTTTCTTCTAAAGTTAATTTGTTTTGTCCGTCTGTCATTAGATCCTTTGTAAAAAACCGATTAAAATGGCTGCAATAATTAGGGCTATTACAGCTTGTACATTAGGGTTACATCTCAATAACCTTAGTATTATTTTCGTTTTCATTTGCTATCTTTTCTAGGGTTAAAAAATATTCATTTGCTAGTGTTTCGCACTCTCTTAAAAGTGTTGAAATACCTATATTACTTTTGTTGTTTTGACTTTCCTTTGCGCAAAGTATTTCTAATAAAACGTGTTCGTATTTTGTTAAGCCTGGTATGGGTGCCACTAGGCGGCCGAATTGATCCTGGACTGGCATAACTGAAAAAGCTGGTGCGTTTTTATCTATTTTCATTTTCTATAATTTGTGCAGTGATACTATTAAAGTTATTTCTTACTATTAAAATTTTATTTAATTCTAAATAAAATTTTGCCAATTCTTTAATTAATGTTTCTGGTATTCCGTATTCATATTTTTCATAATCGTGTAAAACTTGTGCAAGATCAAGTGACATATTTCTTAACTGCTTTACAGCTGTGGTAGATAAATTTTCTAGTTTCATTTGTTTATTTTTAAAGTTCGTTATTAGGTTGCTTTTCTGTAAATTCCTTAACTGCAATTGATAAATATTTGTTGTTTAATTTACTAACCTTAATCCAGCCAGCAATTTCATACATTTTGCCGTCTGCTTTAAAGTAGCCCTGGTAATCAGGTTGTTTTTCGTTTTTTTTGTTTTCAATTTTGTTCATTGTTCCATAGCCGTCGGCTAGGTCTTTTAAATAATCATTTTTCATTTTGTTGATTTTAATAAATTAATTAATCTGTAGGTCATATAAAAAATATGTGAAGCTGCATAAGTTAAAATGCAAACTGGTATTGATACTACAATAAAAAAAATTATTGCAATAAATCTAATTATTTTACGTCGCATTGGAAACTGTTTTCTAGTCTTTTAATGTCGTACTGGTAATGTTCTAGGGCCGCGTCTATTAGGATCCTTACTTCAAAAGAAAGATCAAACGGCAAATCGTTTTCATTTAACGATAAAAACTTACCAGAACTAGAATAGAAAAAAAATGTACATTGTTCGTACGGTGATAGTGCGCGTAATGCTTCTAGGCGCAAAATTTTGTGTTGTAAGCTGGCTATTTCGCCCAGTATCTTACTGTCGGTTTTTAGGTGCATATATTAGGGTTTTGTTTGTCGTTGGTAAAATTATAGTAAAAACGATTAAACTACCAAATTTATTTCATAGGGGCATAAAAAAGCCCAGTATAGACATACCAGGCTTTCTTTTTTGTACTAGACCATTGAAATTTATCTAACCAACTTGCTTGCTTATGCTAAAAATAGCGCTTTTTCTTCTTTTCTACGGCGTGTTAAACCAGGTAAAACTACCTTTTCGCCGTTTACAGTACCTTTATTCCAGCGATCAAACTGCGCCGCCACTTCTGTTTTAGGTGCGCTGCTATTTAAAAGCCTTAATAAAGTGCTATTTTTAAAGTTTCCAATACCTACATTGTACACAAAACTTGTTAAACTATCTAACTGGTTTTGGTTTATAGGTACTTTTACCAGGGCTTTGATCTGTGGCACAATAGCCTTAGTTTCTTTTCTAAGCCATTCCACCGCTTTTGCCTGGGTTATACTATCACCAAGCTGCACTTTACGTTTAGAGTCGTAATTGTATGTAGATCCGTAACCGATTGTAGGTATTCCCACTGGATCTATGTACGCATCTAAGTAGTTATTTATGTCGTTGGCTTCAAACTTTTTAATAAGTTCCTCGGCCTTTGCTCCAATTGCCATTGTACTGCTTAATAAGATTAACGCCACAATTCCAATAACCAGGTATTTTTTAGCCTGGGTTGTCATTATGGACGGTTATTTAAATTAATGTCAGCGTCCTTTGCTGCAAATAAGCCTAGGCCGCTTAATATGGCTGTAATACCAGTTGGCACGTCGCCTTTTAATACTGTTGCTATTCCGCTAATTACGGCCCCTAAGCCAAATAGTGATGTTTTCCAGTTTTTAAACATAAAATTATTTTTTAGTTACAAAATCAAGTTTTGTTTCAATGCGCGCCAGACGATCCAATATTTCTGTATTGATATTATTGTGCCTGGCTAAATCACGTTCAATTTTATCCAACCTATTTTTGGTTGTAAAATAAAACCCGCCACCAGCGGCAATAAAAATGCAAATACTAAATAACAGATCTGTCGCCATTTTCTTCTTTTAATATTTCACGCGCAATAGCATTGTAAGCTTCGGCCGCTGTCATTGCTGCCGTTAAGTTTTCAAATAAACCGCTTTTGCTAGCTGCGTCTAAAATTTGTTTTAAAATTGCAAGTGCTTGTTTGGTTTCCATTGGTTTTGTATTTTAAAGATTAATTAAGCAAGTGTGATGTTAAGCTGGGTTGCGGCCCATTGGTATGCTGCCTGATTAATGTCTGCGCTAGATCCCCAAACATCATAATCAGGTTCCCCCATTGTTAAATTTCCGTCTGCAAGTTTAACAAAGTCCGCATCTAATAACTGCCAATAAAAAGTTGCACTGTTTAATAAATTGTCGTTAATGATAATTAGCCTAAATACGGTTGCTGTTTGTTGTTGGCCGTTTACCCAAATTTGAATAGGTTGTATTTGTTTCATATTATTTTAAGTTTAAACTATATTTAAAATTCCTAAATTGTTCCATAAATCTCCTGCTGATAAACCTACGGGACTTGTTGGCAAAGATGTCATTGATACTCTTACTGTAAATGTTGCACTATCATATCTTACTCTAAAACCATTAGATACACCAACTATACCTGCAATAAAAATTTCTCTATCTGCTCCACCATTTGCATATACAGATAATTGATGGGTACCATTACTTGTTGCTCCAATATTTGTAACACCAGTTATATATCCAGTTCCGTTAACTTGTAATTTTTGCCCAGCGTCTGTTGTTGTGCCTATTAATAAGTTCAAGCTAGTTGTAAATCTTGCTACTTCGATGTTATTTATTCTGAATTGTAAATTATGATTTGTATTTGTACCTAAATACATTCCTGTATTTACATTGTCATATCCTATTGCTAAACCTACTGCACCACCTGTTCTTTGAACTGTTAAAAAATCATTTGTTGAAGTTACACCAAAACTTGGGCTAATTGTAACAGTATTAGTAAAACTTGCAGCACCTGAAATTAACGAACTTCCATTAACTTGTAATTTTTGTCCGTTGTCTGTTGTCGTACCAATTATAAAGTTTCTTGCTGCGCTTATTCTAGCTGCTTCCTGGACGTTTGTAGTGTCGTAAATACCAAATAATATTGGGCTTGCCGTTGTGGATCCGTTAAACATACAAAAATCACGATCCGC